AAGGGTAAAAAAGGTTTTGGTAAAACCAACTATATGGTTTCTAAAAAAATTAGAGATATGGTTGATTTTAAAATACAGAAACTAAACAAAGATCAGGTGGATAAATATATTAAAAAAATAGAGGAAAACGAACCTCTGTTTAAGTGTATATTTGAAATGAAAAGAGAGGGGAATAGGTGGTAAAGTAAAAAAAACTTTCAGAAACTATTGCAAAAGTGAAAAAATATTATTAATATTGTATATAATTTAATTTAAAAAAAGAAAATATGTCAAACTTAAAAACCATAAATATCAAAGGGAAGAGTTATGTAGAAGTATCAGAAAGATTAAAATACTTTAGAAATAACTATAAAGATTATTCATTAACAACTCAAATTATAGAATGCACAAGCGATCAGTGTGTAATGGTAGCAAATGTTGTAGATCCTAGTGGAAGGATCGTGGCTACTGGACATGCACACGAAACAAAGAACTCAAGTTATATTAACAAAACGAGTCATGTGGAAAATTGTGAGACATCTGCTTGGGGTAGGGCATTAGCTAATTTTGGTATAGGAATAGACTCAAGCGTAGCATCTGCTAATGAAGTTCAGATGGCTATAGCACAAGAGTCTACAAAGAAAAAACCAAAGGGTAAAAAGAAAATGACCACTAAAATATTTGAAGCTATGTTAAAATCAATATCGGATGGGCATCCAGATTTAGTAAAAGATCATATGCATAAATACGATATGACTGAGGCACAAAGATCAACCCTTGAAGAACAACTATAAAACCATAAAATATGTTTGAAACATTTATAAAGAAGTTTCGTTCAGACGAAAACTACTACACAGACTTTGACTTTATTACAAACTCACAACTGGGTTTAATATCAAGAAGTCCTGCAACTTATGATCACTATAAAAATAATCCAAGCGTGAGACCAGAAACTAAAGCACTAAAGTTTGGTAGAGCTTTTCATATGTGTATGTTAGAGCCAAAGAAATTTGACGAAAGGGTTGTTGTAGAGCCAGATGTAAACAAAAGAACTAAGGCGGGTAAGGAAGAGATCGCTAAGTTTAATGAGGATAATATAGATAATACTATACTAACAAGAGATGATCATGAATCATTAATAGGAATGAGAAATAGACTATTCTCATCACACGAATGTATGAATTTATTATCTAACGGAGAGGCTGAAGTTCCGCAAGTATGGAAAGATGAGGATGTAGATGTCTTGTGTAAATGTAAGGCAGACTACTGGAATAAAGACAAAAAAATATTAGTTGATATAAAAACAACTACAGACGCAAGTCCAAGTGGCTTTAAGTTGTCTGTAAAAAAATACTCTTATGATAGACAATCCGCTTACTATTCTGACGGATTTAATGCAGACCGATTTATATTTATTGTTATAGAAAAAACGGCTCCATATAATATGGGTATCTATGAGTGTAGTGGAGAAACTTTAGAGGTTGGTAGAGATAAGTATAAATATCTACTGGGTGTTTATAAAAAATTCTTTATCAACTCTGAAATAGATCCATACGAATTTGTACATCAAGAATTAATTTAAAAACAAAAAGCCATGAGTAAATTACTTAAAACAATGAAGGAAAATAAGGTAACAAGGAAAGAGGTGGGTAAAATAACAGGACTCTCTTTACCAACATTAAGGAAGTATTTAAAATCTCCAGATCTATTTTCTTGTAGAAATGCTAACCAAATTATGAAAAAATTAAAAACCGAAAACTATGAAGAAACTTTTAGAAAATTATTTAACATTGAAAAATGATGTTGCTACACAACAGTTTAACAACTTGGTTACTGTAATAGGGGGAACTCATACCATACCACCCAAAGAACTTATGGTTCTTTCTGGTAGAAAAAGGGAAATTGTTCAAGCTAGAAATTGTGCATGTTATATTATGAGAACAGCACTTGAACTACCTCTTGAAGAAATTGCTGAAAGGTTAGGTTACAAATCACACGCTTCTGTTGTTCATGCTATAAAAATGCACGAAATGGACATGAAGTTTGACAAATCTTATAGTGAAAAATATCACTCTATTATGGAGTGTTTGGTGGAGGATAGCCACAATAAAAAACCCGTCAAGATAGATCTTTCTGAGGACACAATGAGAATGTTTCATCTCAGGTTGTTGTCTTTTGAAACAAGGCTTGATGAATTAAGTAAAATGTTTAATCAATAAATTATTAATTATGGAAAAAAATGAAACTGTTTACTGTGGAAACGGTAAAGAAAAAAGGTTTGACGATGGAGGGTCTATCGTTAACTTTAGTATTGACTTAATGAAAATTAAGGACCATGTATATGAGTACAAAGGTAAGAAGTATGTAAACCTTACTATGTGTGCTAATAGAGATGGTGAGAATGAGTATGGTAAAACTCACTACATTAAGATCAACGACTTCAAGCCAGAGGCTAAAACTGAAAAGGCTGAAGAACCATTACCATTTTAATTAAATGAATGATTAAGGGGAGTGCTCGGTATAAGTAGATTAGGCTATTCTCATCCGTACATGTAGTTAATTCAAGCATGTGAGAGCTCCTCTTTTTTATTAAAGAAACATAGAAGGGTGTCTTTAGTAGATTACTTATAATAAATCATGTCCATAATCTACGGCTGTGTTCTAAAAGGCACCCCTCTAATTAAAACTAAAAACTATGTATTTAAAATTAAAAAACAATGTTTCTGTAGACAGTAATGCTATAATAAGTTTTACTATGATGGATAAAACTATACACATATTAACTAAATATAGTGATATGCCTGTAGTTGTTACATATAATTCAGAAGAGGATTGTAAACAAACCTATATAAATTTAGACACACATTTTAAATCAAAAAGTCTTCACAAAGAAAGGAAGGTTGTAAAAGAATCTGATTCAAGTACACAAACAAAAGAAGCTTTGTTTAATACCTTTTGGGATTCTTATAATAAAAAGATAGGAACACACAAATGTAAGGAGAAATTCATGAGATATAGTATTACTAATATGGGTAAGATAGTATCTTCTTGTATAGAGTATGTAAGAACAACTCCAGAAATTAAGTATAGAAAAAACCCTTTGACTTGGTTAAATGGAGAATACTGGAGAGATCAAAAAGAAATAACAAAAGAAAAAGTAAAACAAGATTTTGATGTAGATCAACTATTTAGATAATGAGTTTAAACAACGATAGAATAAATATAGGTAATAATAAATCAGAAGAGGTTAGGCTTGTGTGTAGAAACTGTTCACATGATCGTAAGAAAAAAAACGAAAAGTGTTTAGCAATTAACAGTGAAACAGGTGCTTATGTTTGCCACCATTGTGGAGACAGTGGTATATTAAATACTCATAAAACTTACACAAAGAAAGAGAAGATTCAGTACAATAGGCCAACATTAAGTAATACTACAGATCTTTCTGATGAAACCTTACAGTGGTTTAGCACTAGAGGTATAACACAAAGTGTTATTAAAAGAAACAAGATAACACAGAAAAAAGAATACATGCCTCAAGTATCTAAAGAAAGGCAAGTGATATGTTTTAATTACTACAGGGGTGGAGAGCTTATTAATATTAAATATAGAGATGGAGAGAAAAATTTTAAACAAGTAAAAGACGCTGAAAAGATATTCTATGGGTTAGATGATATTAATGATTGTAATGAGGTCCTTATAGTAGAAGGGGAAATGGATAAGTTAGCCATGGAAGTGGCTGGTTACATAAATTGTGTTTCTGTTCCTGATGGCGCACCTAATCCTGGGACAAAAAACTTTAATAATAAATTCTCTTATTTGGATAATTGTTGGGAATATTTTGAGAACAAAGAAAGAATATATTTATGTACAGATAATGATGTAAACGGAAGAGTGCTGTTAGAAGAAATAAGCAGAAGACTTGGTAGGGAAAGGTGTTATATAGTAAGGCTACCCGATGATATAAAGGACGCTAATGAAATGCTACTTAAGAAAGGTCCAATAGGAATATCAGAGGCTATATCTAACGCAGAGCCCTACCCAGTTGATGGGGTTTTTACCGTCCATTCTGAAAAAGAATATATGATTGATGTATTTAACAACGGTAAGAAGAAGGGTTTAACAACTGGCTATAATGTTTTAAATAATCATTACACCCTAAGAACTTCAGAGCTAGATGTGTGGACGGGTATACCAGGATCAGGAAAAACTATGATGGCTCTACAAATAATGCTTAACGCATCTGTTATGTATGGATGGAAGTGGGGGGTGTTTTCTCCAGAGAACTATCCTATTGGAGATTTGTTTGATACACTAGCAGAGATGTATATAGGGAACACCTCTGATCTTGATGTGGAAGATAGAATGAGTATACATGATTATGAAACGGCTATAAACTTTTTGCACGAACATTTCTTTGCTATATATCCTGAAGATGATTTTTCTTTAGACAATATATTATCAAAGTTTAAACACCTAGTAATGAGGTATGGAATAAAAGGTTGTTTACTAGATCCATTTAATCAGCTGGACCATAACTTTAAGGGCAAAGATGAGACTACCTATATAGGAGAATGTTTAACAAAGATAAGAAGATTTGAGCAAGTTAATGATCTTAAGTTTATTATAATAGCACACCCTAGGAAAATGGATAGAGATGAAAGAGGTGGTTATAAACAGCCAACTGCTTATGATATAAGCGGTAGTCAGAATTGGTTTAATAAAGCAGATAATGTTATTTGTATACATAGAAATGACTCTATGGATATAAGCAACACCTCTGTTAAGTTTACAGTTCAAAAGGTTAAGTTTCAAAAACTTGTAGGTATACCAGGAGAAGAAGAGCTTAAGTATGATAGAAGATCTGGTAGGTATTTAGATTTTTCTAACTCCTGTCCTTTAGATACAATAAGTGGTACTCACAGTGTTTGGTCTAGGATAGAAAATACTTTTAGACAATGAGAGAAAAAAGATATGAAAAACAAATAGATAGAAACAGGCAGTCTAAAGCACTATCGCAACTATGCAAAGAGCATAGACTGGGATTTGTAGAACTAGAATCTTTGAGTAAAGTGGATGCTGTCTTATTTGATGAGAAAACATTAGGAGAGGTTGCGTTTGCTGAAGTGAAAGGTGTTAATGAATCAATAGGAGAAAAGAATTATGTTCGAGTTTCTGTTAGAAAATTACATCACTGTCAAAAACAACAGATAGAAGAAGGTAGACCTGTTTGTATTGTATGGGCCTTTTATAATGGTATAGGTTACATATGGGTTAAAGATATTGAGGGATCTGTTAAGTGGTTAGGAATGAAAAAGATAAGGCCTGGTTCTCTATGGGATAGAGAGCTCATGTTTTATATGAATCAAGATAAATTAAAATTTGTATTATATGAAGAAAACAATGTTAATAGCGATAATGCTGGGGAGTCAGTTGTTCGCACAAATAGATAACGGAACTTATTATTGTAATGATATTTATGATAGCTCATGTGAAGATCAAATTGTTATTCACACAGATACTGTAAATGGTTACGCATATTTATATATAGATCAGTATGGTATTAGAATAAAGTATAATAAAAATATTGGTTTTTATTACCCTTGGCTATACATAGGTTATTTTGTTGATTATCAAACTTATCTGTTAGACAATGGAGATAAAATAGTTTTGGCTCCAGAAATAAATGGACTGTATCATTTTTATGATAGACAAGATGACGAAAAAGAATATAAAAAAATAATGGAATATCGAAATGTTCAAAAGGCGAAGTAGAAATAAAAAGGTTAGAAATGCTACAACAAATACCTATAAAGGTATTAAGTTTAGATCTAAGCTAGAGAGATTTACTTATCAGTATCTAATATCTTGTAAGATTCCTTTTCAATATGAAAAGGTTAGATTTACTGTTATGGATAACTTTAAATATGAAGGTGATTGTATAGAAAAGAAAGTAAGTAAAGGCAAGAACGTTTTCTTTAAGGTTTCAAATAGAATATCTAAAGCAACTTATTTACCAGACTTTGTTAACTTGGAGCAAGGTTGGATCATAGAATGTAAAGGTCTTAGGACTGAGGCTTTCAATTTGAGGTGGAAGATGTTTAAAAAATCACTTGTAAAAGAGAAAAAAAATTACGATCTTTATATGCCTGGTACTCAAAAACAAGTTATTGAGACCGTGGAAATGATAATTAAAAAAAATAAAGATGTTAAAAGGAATATTAAATAAATTAGTTGGTGACGCTGGAGATATTATAGACAACGTGGTTACTACTAAGGAGGAGAAAATGAAGTTGAAAAACGAAATGAAGAAGATGCTCCTTGATTCTGAAAACGATTTACAAAAAAACGTTACTGATCGTTGGACCGCAGACATGAAATCAGATAGCTGGTTGAGTAAAAATGTGCGGCCAATGACTCTTATATTTGTGCTGGTATGCACTATGTTATTAATCTTTATTGATGCTGGAACTATAAAGTTTCATGTCGAAGAAAAATGGACGGATCTGTTACAACTTGTTTTGATAACAATCGTGGGATCCTATTTCGGAGGAAGGTCCATCGAAAAGTTAAAATCAAATAATAAAAATAAATAAAATGGAACATAAATTAGACGAAAAAGAAATAAAAGAAATTAGAAGTGCAAGAGTAGATAATGGAATGATAGCTTACGAATTAGGTAGGTTAAAAATTGAAACCATAAACCTTGAGTCAAGGTTAGATGAATTAGATAAAATGGAAGAGGATATGACTGCTAGATATAAAGGTAATGTTAAGAAAGAAAAAAAGATTAACTCTAAACTTATTAAAAAGCATGGAGAAGGTAATATTGATCTAGAGAAAGGTGTATTTATTTCTTACAAAGAAAGTAATATTATACTACCTAAATAAAAGAAAAACCCGCTAACGGGGAGTTAACGGGTCTTACAAACTAAAAACCATGAAAAACAGATGTGTTTCACATTATCAAATATAATAAAATATATTATATATAACAATATATTTCTAAAAACTTATTAACAACTTATTGGTGAAGATGTTTTATCGAAATCAATATAGGTTATATTAACCTCCTCTCCATCTTCTATAGCTTTCATTATGTGATCATAAACTCTTTTATAAGCTTGAGTTGATTTACCTATAAATCCGTTTGTAATAATTTGATTATTCTCTTGAGAATCTCCAACAAGAAGACATCCTGCCGTATGTTCATCTGTGTTTCCGCAGTGTATTAATATGTATTCAAAACCTGGGACATCCACAACATGAAGCATGCCACGGTGAGCATTCCCAAATCTTTTCTTATATTTTGAATGGAATCCACCAACTTTCCTAACCTTAATCTTGTAAGATCCAGCTGGTATACGAGTCTCCCCTTTAACTTTACTCTTTCTCTCCTCATCTTCTAGGGTGTAGCATAAGAATTTTTTACCATCTAGTGTGTTGCTAGAGTCGAACAGTATTCCATTAGTAGAATCTGACTCACTAGAAAACCTTACTACCTCAAGTTCCATTTACGCAGATATGAATAACATGTACTCAAAAGTCATAGTAGTTCCTACGCTTGGAGTAACCTTAACATCATTGTCATCATCGTGAGCTCCCCAAGGAATAAACATCCAGTCTCCAGCATAAAGTCTACCTATTTCTTCTGAATTTATAGTAACAGTAATATACTCTGATCTAGTTGTAGAACAGTTTTTAATGTATACCTTGTGAGCTTTATTAGCACCATAAGTTGTAGCTGGAGTAGCGTTAAATAAAGTTACTACCCCTGTAGATGTTGTTGTTTTTCTAGCAGGTCCTTGAGCTTGAGTAATACCTGTTGATGTTCCAGTGTCAAATAATGTAGCAGTAGTAGTTAAACTAAGTGCGTCTGTTAATAGATCGCTAGAAGATATTGTAATTTGTGCAGTTGTTGTTGCCATTTTTTAATTATTTTTTTTATTAAGATGCTATAATAACCATATATTCTACCGTAACTGAAGTAGATACATTAGGAGTTAGTTTTATATCTGTGCCTCCAGACCAAGGAATAAACATCCAATCCCCAGCGTATAGTCTACCAACATGTTGACTAGCAAGTTTAACATCCACTCTATCAGAGTCGGTAGTTCCAACATGCTTTAAGTAAACTTTATGAGCTTTATCATCATCATAGTCCGCTTCAGCAAGCAAAGTATATTCAGAATTAGAAGTTGTTATCTTTCTGGATAAACCGCTAGTTTCCGTAACACCCACTTTACTTCCAGTGTCAGTTAAAGTAGCAGTAGTGGTTAAACTTAAAGCATCAGAAGTTAAATCGTTAGATGTTAACGTAATTTGTGCAGTCGTTGTTGCCATTTATTTTTTTTTAAATTGTTAATAATTTTATCAAATATAATTCTTTTTTATCTTATATCAAAGATCCAGGACTAAAAATATCATTAGAGTTGTCTATAAATCCTGGAGCCATACCCTGCGGATCACTATCTCCATTGTCCTCAAAATACTCTTCGTCAAAAAAATCATCATAAAACCCATCAAAAGTTTCAAATAGTTTTTCATAATCTTCACTACCAGGTTCTCCAA